ATTGGTAGCTGAGTTGTCCTGGTTGCTTGGATTAGATACTCGAGCACAATATGCTACGAGATCGATTAACTGCTTGTTGAGGATGCCGTAAGGGGTCTGACTATAACTAACTAAGTTTGCTTTCATTAAATTCCTACTTTAAATTTTTCCCATTGTATTGCTGCGTTTATGTTGAAGCCTCTGCCGTTGAGAGACTTTAGTATAGACTCTAATAAGTCAACCTTTTCTTTCTGATATGCTATTTTAAGGTTTGAATTGATCCACGACTGATTGGCATCTATGTGCATTTGTATATCAGCCTTTAATATAATGTGATCATTCTGTTCCCATCCAAGTTCCTTCAATCTCTCAAAGTCCATCTGTCCCTGATAGTACGCCCATAGATCTAGTTGAAGTGACTTCGACCCTTCTAGGAGTTTTCGCAAGGTTAATCTTTCCTGACTATAGAGTTTGAAATATTTACTGTGTAATTGTGGGATCTTGATGGCCTCTTCACCTAGCTCTGTTCTGTCTACAGTAGCATCAGCTGACCAAAGTTCATGTAGTTGTTCTAGTGTCATTATGTTTCTCAAAATATAATCTAACAGTAGCTTTTCTAGCAACTGCGATAAAAAATAATGTAAATGTACAGGCTATTGTAGTCTGTAATGCATTAAAAGACAACGAAAAACATATCGATATTATAATAAAATTTAATGGCGCCATTATAGCTGTCCCAATAAGTGTATCGATTACTGCTTCTTTTATTGCGGCCTTTTTGTTAGGTTTCATGGGTGCATTATACAATATAATGCATAATAAGTCAACGTTATAATTTTACAATATCAAATTTTTGGAATTTAAATGTGACTGTTGCTTCGATATAATCTACATCATTCTGTGTAGTCATAAACGGAAGTTCAGATATTGTTGATGGGTACATATTTGTAAAGTTGCACACAAGATTGGGATTCATTGCACTATTCATAATAGTCAACGTACCATCGCTGTATACTCTTTCATCACTCATTGGTGAGCCTTCATTGACCCAGGCTGTAGACTCTTCAAAATTATCTACTCTGGTAATTGATCTCATCCAATCATACATTTCTTTATAGTTTACTAGATCTTCATCTACTCTATACTGTAGTACTAGATCACCAAACATCAATTGGTCGCCTGGCTTTCTTAATTTAGTAAACGGCGTAGGTACTTCTACTTCACCCATAGTGACCGAAGGAAGTGAGACTGCTTGTACAAAAAAGTTAATTGTAGGTAGTCTTTTGATTTCAAACTTAGCACCTAATGGTGATAAGAAGTTTAAGTTTTGAGGTTGAGTTGCCATATAGGTATTTATAAGACAAAAAAAAAGACCCCGGAGGATCTTTTTCTCGACTGCTTTGCATCGGACTTATATCGTACTCGTTAATCTCAGAGCTCCAGGTAGGGTTGGCCGAAGCGTCCTACTATCTCTTGCTAAGAGAATGGATCCTGAACCGCTAAGTTCTTGTGTCGTTAAAAAGCGCAAACTTAATAACCTATCCCTTTCCGACTGCAGGGTTTCTCTCCCATGTTAGCATTAAGCGTTTCTTCATGCTCGCGACTAGCTCAGTCTCTATTGATTTGTTCTGTCCCGCCATATTATCTCTATTCCAGAGCGGCCATCCTCAAGCTGCCGTACGGGGTGTCCACCTTTCTTCTTACCTCTGAGCGATTGATAAAGTCGCCATCTCGTGTAAACTCTCTCAGCTGGTTAGGCATTTGCATTTACCTTTTCTCTTCCAGACTGGGGTGTCTCCCTCAATATGATACTATTATACTAACTCTTTGGTTTAAAGTCAACAGTTTATTTAATTTATTTTAGACAAAAAGAAACCCGCCGAAGCGGGTTCCTTAAAGTTCTAGTGAACAGATCGATTACATTAAGTTGTTAATCAATACTCTTCTGTAGTACTTGTTAGCATTATCGTCTAATGCGCCATTAGCGTTTAGTGGAGTAGTTCCTCTCGCAAATGGGTTCTCAACTACGCCGTAACGAGTCTTGAATCCGATTTTTGGTTGGAATGTATTCTCACCAACTGCTCTAACCATTTGCAATGGTACGTATGGGCAGTAGAAAAGACCAGCATCAAATGCTGATGAACCTTTATAACCAACAGTCATGTAGTGTACACCACTTGAAGCTGCGAAATAAGGGTCGATGAATACTCTGATTCTTCCGTTAAGAACACCAGCAAAAGTAGAGCCAGTATCATCAACTTGAAGGTTGTTAGAGTTTAATGCAGGAGTGTAATCTAATACGCCAGCCATTTGAAGTGCAGAAGCAACGTCAGATGAGCAAAGCATAATGTTACCTTTACCTCTTCTTGTTCCTTTTGCAATCTCGTTAGCTTCTCTCTCGATTTGGAACATTAGTCCCTTGAACTTCTCAACCATCCATCTGCCGTTTGAATCTGTATCTAGATCAAAAGTACCAGCTGTAGTTGTGTTCTCTTGTGCGCCAGTTACAGCTACCAAGTTAACAGTTCTAACGATTTCTCTGTTGATCTCCGCAAGGATTTCAGTAGAAAGAATGTTAGCAAGTTCAGTTTCAGCGTCAAGACCATGAATCGCTTTAAGGTCTTGTGCTAATTCCATTGAGTATTCAGCTTTTAGAGCTCTTGATTTAGCTTCAACGGAAATTTTCTCGATTGAGAAAGCCATTTCAGCAAAGTGTTGGCCAGTGCCATCACCAAGTGCTTCAGCTTTAGCAGTAGTCATACCACCAGCATAGTTGTAAGTGCTGTCGTCGCCTGAAGGCTGAGTTCCAACGTTACCACCAGATGCTCCACCGATTAAAGTGTTAGCAACGTCAGTGACTTCTGTTGAGAAACCAGTGTTGGCTTCATTATAGAACGCTTCGTCTCCAGCTTGGTTAGTGTATCTGCTTCTCATAGCAAATATTAAACCAGTAGGACCAGTCATAGGCTGTACACCAACTAGGTCATAAGCAACCAAGTTAGGCATAGCTCTTCTTACTAAGCTAATTAATACGGGATCGTAGTTATCAACAGATGATCCAGTACTGTTTGTTGGAGCTGCTTCTAAAAGAGACTGTGGGCTAAATGCCTGAGATTCTCTTAGTGCAACTTCTGTGTTCTCTAAACATACGGCTGTTACTGATTTCTTGTGGCTATCTGAAATTTCAGGTAGGTCACTGTGCTCAATAATCGGCTGCCATTTAGATTGTAAGTCTTCATATAAGTTCATGGTTTTCCCCTTTTAAAATATGAAAGTTATTTTCTAACAGTTCGCGATATAGCGGCTGCATAATTTGCCATTCCACCTTTCATGACTGGTTGAGTTTCCTCGTCCAAATCAATTGGGTCTTCATCTTCGACAGATGATGCAACAGCAGGTTTAGTACCGAAGTAAGATTCTTTAAGCATGTTTAGCTTTGCAGAATAGTCTTCAGCATTATCATAATCAAGTCCTTCCGATAGAGCACGGAGTTTTTCAATCTTAGTTTCTGCTAAGTCTTTAGTAGACTCAGTAAAAATTAAACTTTGTTCAGCTACTTGTAGTTGATTACTAATCTCTATTTTAGCAACAGTTTCTTCTTCAAGTTTAGCTTCTAATTCTTCGACCTGTGAGGTCATGTTAGTTAGAACGTCTGAATCAGCATCTTCTGGAAGTTGAATATTGTGAGCTTCCATTAGACCTTTAAGGCCGTCCATGAAAGATTCTGCAATCTCTACTTTTAAAGATGATTCGATAGCTACTTGGTTCTCTTTCATCCACTCTTCAGCGACATAGTTGAGGTAGTTATCTACTTTCTCTGACATTTCTTCTTGCATTGCTTCTTTAGCTTCCGCTAATTGAAGATCAAATGCTTCAGACAATTCGTTTGAATATTCGCTTACGCGTGCGTTAACCGCAGCTTCGAAAACAGTTTCAGCCTTCTCTCTTAGGTCTTCTGAAAGATCCTCATCTCCGAAAATTGCGTCGATGTCTTCTTTCACAGAACCTTGTCCAGGTGTTGATACTTTTGGTGCTACAGGCTTGTCACTTACGTTCTTGTCAGCTTTTCGAGAAGGTGCTTTACCTTTCTCAACTGTTAGTCCGTTAGTTCCTGATACCTTAGTTCCATTCTCAGCCTTAGCATTTCCTGGTGCTGGTGCAGTAAAAGATGCAGTCTTATCTGCTGGTCTTTTATTGCTTCCTTTAGTAATAGGATCTGCAACCATAGAATTTTCACCATCGGCCTTGAACTCATCAAGTTCAACTTGTGCTTCGGCTTCATTGATTTCGTCGTTAGCGAACTTATCTAGTTCATTAGCCATTTTTTACTCCTTTGTATTGAGTCATTTTTATCTATATAGTATTTATAAAAAGTTATTTATCTACAAGTTATTTAGGAAAGCTGCAAATGCGGCTACCTTATTTTCTTGCAATTGTTTAAAGTCTTTATGACCGGCCCGCTGGATGTGCTCGATTACTTGTTGAGCTTTCCATGAGTGCGAGGCTGCGTCATATATCCAATCAACACCTTCCATTACGCCATTGACGAATGCATTAGGTGCACTAGGATCAGCAACAATATCACCAGCGGTAGCAAGCATAAAGTCACCTTGGACTTCATTCACGCCTTCGTTGGATTGTTTTAATGTTCCCATTCCTCTACTGGATACACCAAGCTGAGCACCTTCGTCGATTAGACTTTTTACAATCTTACCGTATGGAGTGTCCATGACCTTGGCTTTTCCAATATAATTTGTTCCCTCTTTAGTAAGAGATTTAATCATATGTGAAACTCTTTCAAGATTAATAGTAGGGCCATCTGGATGTCCCAGTTCGCCGTATGCTCTATTAGTCTTAATAAATTCTTCGTTATATCTGTCAGCCTCTTTGTCGAGTACTGCCATTGGATAGTTTCTTCCATTTCTGTTTACAAGGTCGCCTTGTAGGAAGATGCCTTCGATGAAATAGTTTTTACCACCATCTTCTTTAGCTTCTACTATCGGGGAAACGTTTTCGAAATTTTGTTCTGATATTAACTTCATGTTATCCCTCTAATGATACT